GATATCGTTATCAGCTGTACCTGTTCTACCAACAGACATTAAAAGTCTATCCGCAGTAAATCTTAACGCTGAAGGAATTATAAGTTTAACTCCTTGCGCCGCAATTTTTAGGCCTCTTTCATCAGTAAATGCAGCAATGTCAATTAAAGACTGCTCTAATGATGTTTCGTTCAACTCAGCAGGTGTTTGCAATTCGTTTGAAAATGTACCTGATAGTGTAGGGTGGTCAGTAGCACAAAGCTCCTTACCATCTCCACCAGCAAAGTTTGAATCAAACGCATTGTTTAATACTGCTGCGCCTTTGATATTCTTAGTGCTCGCCATAGATCTTGCTAACGCTTTTGTATATCTAGACGCAAGTCTGTCATACAAATTATCTTCGATAGCTTCTTCTGTGATTGCGAACGCTAATGCAATCGTTTCGTTAGTGTAACGAGCTGTGAAAGTTTCTTGCGCATCGTCGAAAGCTACACCTTGTCCTTCAGGTTTAACTGCCGCGTTTGAGAAACCTGCTAACATTACTTCCTCTTCGAAAGCTCTGTCTGAAGTTTCTGTGTCGAAAAGTTCATTCCACTCGTCCGCATATTGTTTGTACTCAAGTCCGAATAGTGCATTCAGACCTGGCTCTAGTTCTTTAACTAGCTGTGCTCTTGATATTGCCATGTTGTTATACTCCTATTCTACTATTAATTGTACAAGTTACTAGCTTGAGCTATTGATACTACAACGTTGCAACCCACTGCTGTTGCGTCATTGTTATCTGGATCATCTGCAATTCTCACAAGTTTAAACATGTGAGTAGTTGCTGCTCCACCACCAATGTCCAACGTAACAGTTGATTGTCCGTCTTTAGCATCCCCAGCTGTAAAGCTGTTTGTGTTATAGCCAGCATCACCGATCATAGCTTGAGTAACTGCCGCATCCGCTTTAATAGTGTACTCTTGTTGCGGATTGTCATTTACAAAACCTATACCGTCGTTGCTGCCTGTATTATAGTCAGTTCCAAATGTTGTGCTTGCTGCAACTGAATTAGCAAATGTTGGTTTGCTAGTAGAGCTGTTTATGAAAAAAGCTCCATTAAATACACCGATTAGAGGCGCATGTCCTGAATTGTCGAACGCTGCTCCACCTGATCCTGTATCATCAGTTGTTGCGAAACTTGCATCTTGTAAATAACCTTGGTCGCCAGAAGCATCCTGGATAGACACTGGATTATTTTTGAAGATACCAACACCTAGGCCTGATTTGATTTTGTAGTTAGATTGACCAGAAGTTGCTGGAGTATTTCCAACAGTTGAAGTCGTTCTTAACCCAAAACCAGTCGTACTTGCATTTGCCATAGTTTAGTTTCCTTAATTATGTATTTAGCTACATAGCTAAATACGGTTTAATTTACTTTGTTGGGTAGGAATAGTTAAAAGATTAACTTTTCTTTGTACCACCAAAAGTTACACGAGTTTGTCGTTCACTATTGAACGGCATACTAGGGTGCTGTTCCTTCATAAGATTGGTATTAACTGCTTCTTCTTTATCATCGTTTTGCTTTTTGTAATAA